TCCAGAGCGATGTCACCAGCTGCACTGCTAAAAAGTGTTCTTTGTTTAACATTAGACCATACCAAAGGAATTCAAAATGAGTGATATAATCGTACTAGATTGTGACAGTATGATTTACCTTGCTTGCTATAAAGAACCTAGCTTTACTGCTCGTAAGTCTAAACTTATGGGTGATGTCAAGCAGGTTCAAACTAGTTTGGGCGGTGATGAGATCTATCCGCTACTAAAAGGTAAAGGTAACTTCCGTTATGGCGTAGCAGACAGCTACAAAGGTAATCGTGATGACAGCAAACTAACTGAAGAAGGTATTCAGCTTAAAGAGTGGGTTAAAGAACTTACTGAATGGGCTGGTGAAAACCTTGGCATGGCCTGTGATAATGCCGAGGCAGATGACTATGTGGGTATACTTAATAGCAGGTTTATCGATGAAGGTCATACGGTTATCATGAGCCATATTGATAAAGATCTTAACCAACTAATTGGTCATCACCATAACTTCAAAAAGAATGAAACCTATACTGTGGACTCGCAGACAGGTTATCATTGGTTATGTAAACAAACCTTAATGGGTGATGCGGCAGATAACATCGAGGGCTTAGCAGGTATTGGTATTAAGACTGCTGAAAAAATGTTAGCTAGCTGTACACCTGCCACATGGTGGGATGTCGTCTGTAAGTCATACCAACAACAGTACAGAGACGAGTGGGAAGAAAGACTACGTGTCTGCGGTAACCTAGTATTCATGCGCACTCTAGAGAGTGACCTACGTAACTTAAGCTTCGAAGAAATAAAGGATATATACACATGGACAACGACATGGGGCATTGGCTTGTCAGCTCAGACGCAGGAGACATGCCAACAAACGTCTTCGGATTTGTCTACGAGATCATCAACCGAACTACAGGAAGAAGATACATCGGAAAGAAACAAATCTACAGCTACACCTTCAAGCGAGAGCCTGGAAAAGTTAGACGAACCAAGACAGTCAAAGAGTCCAAGTGGAGAGAGTACACCAGCAGTAGTAAGCAGGTCAACTCGGAAGTCAAATCGCAAGGCAAAGACAACTTCGAATTCTTAATTCTAGAGTGGTGTCTTACCAGAGCAGAGTTAACTTACTCTGAAGTAGAGCTACAATGGAAGAGAGATGTACTCAGTCGAGATACTATTGCCACAGGCGAAAGAAAATACTACAACGAGATGATCGGTGCAATTAAGTTTGTTGCTCCTATCTTCCATAAAGATAGTACTCGAATGAAGATGAGGATGAGTAGCCTTGGTATGCTCAACTCTAACTTTCAAGGTATGGTTGTTGCCAAGTGTTTAAAGACAGGTAAAGAAGTTGGAATGTTTGGCACAGAAGATATCAGAAGAAATGGCTTTACACCTAGCGAAGTAACTAGATGTATTCAGGGTAAACATAAACAACACAAGGGTTATACGTTTAAACGACTAGACTCTTGTAACTAAGGAGCTAAGATGAGCAGATGGCTTCACTCCCCTTGTCCTAAGTGTGGTAGTCAAGATAACTTAGGTCATAAAGAAGATGATGAATGGGGATTTTGTTTTGGCTGTAATGCCAATGTAAAGTTAGATGGCAAGTATGATTTTAAACAAGAGGAAAATATCCAAGTGGATCTAGACACTATTGAAACATTTGAAATTCGTGGTCATCGTGAACGCTGTATTACAAAAACCGTAATGGAAGCATTCGATGTACGTGCCTCTTACAACGAGCAGGGTGATATAGATGCATACTTCTATCCCTATCGTAACAAGACAGGACAAGTAGTGTCCTATAAAGAACGACAACTACCTAAAAAGTTTGTTGTACATGGTGAGTTTAAAGATAGTGTTGGATACTTCGGTCCCCCTGACTGTTCAGGATCAGCAACACTTATCATTACGGAAGGAGAGATAGACGCTCTTAGTGTCGCACAAGCACAATATGAAAAGTATCAGAAATTCTTTCCAGTTATTTCTTTGGCTAGTGCCAGTCAGTATAAGGTTATGTTGGAACACATTGACTGGTTACGTTCTTTCAAGACAGTTATACTCTGGATGGACGGTGACGAAGCAGGTAGAAAAGCAGAACAAGAGCTTGCTAAAATTATTGGATATGACCGTGTCAAGATCGCAAAACACTCTACTGAGAAGGATGCCAGTGATGTGCTCATTAAGCATGGAGGCGAAGCTGTTATGCGATGCGTATGGGATGCTTCCGAGTACTCCCCTGCAGGTGTTGTCAGAGGTGAACAAGTCTGGTCTGCGTTGGTTGATCGTAAAAACGTGGTTAATGTCCCCTATCCCAACTGTCTGGCTGGTATCAACGACAAAGTCAAGGGTATGCGTCTTGGTGAGATCGTTCTGTTTACTTCTGGTACTGGCTCTGGTAAGAGTACAGTTATCAAAGAAATCGTTCTTGAACTACTTGAGAACACTGAAGACATGATTGGTATGGTGTCCTTAGAAGAATCTATTGGTGACACTGCTGAGAAGTTTGTATCGATGGCGTTACAAAAGAATATCCGTGAGGAAAATGTTGATGAAGAAGAACTTCGTGCAGGCTTTAATATGGTGTTTGAGAACAATAGACTTGTTTTACTTGATCATCAGGGCAGTGTTAGTGATGACTCCCTTGTCTCTAAGCTTGACCATCTTGCGTTGCTTGGATGTAAGTATATCATACTTGACCACATTACCATCGCAGTTTCTGAAGGTGTTGGAAAGAAAACTGGTAACGAAGCTATCGACTCTTTCATGAGTGACCTACTTAAGATCACAAAGAAACATAACATCTGGCTCGGTGTAATCAGTCACCTACGTAAGTTAGATAATAAGTCTAAGCCATTTGAAGAAGGTAACCTGCCTGGCGTAGATGATATTAAAGGCTCAGGTTCTATTAAACAAATCTCATTTGATATTATAGGCTTTGCCCGTAATATGATTGCTGAGTCTGAGATAGAACGCAACACAATTAGGTTCTGTGTGCTTAAATCTAGGTTCACAGGTCAGACTGGCTTTGCTGGCACTGTTACTTATGATCCTAAGTCTCTTAGGTTAATAGGTAATAATGTAGCTGAATTGGATTTTGAATAATGCCCTCAGTATATCTAACTAGTGATACACACTTCGGTCATCTTGGGGTGTGTACGTTCCTCAGAAATGATGGTACTAAGCTACGTCCTTGGAATAGTCCTGAAGAGATGGATGAAGAATTAATTAAACGATGGAATGAAACTGTTAAACCTAATGATAAGGTCTATCATTTAGGTGACGTAGTTATTAATCGTCGTTGTTTTAATACACTACATCGTCTTAACGGTGACAAGGTACTTATCAGAGGTAACCATGATATCTTTAAACTAGGGGACTACACACCCTTCTTTAGAGATATAAGAGGTTATCATGTAATGGATAAGATGATCCTAAGCCACATACCTATTCATCCTTTAAGTAAAGGAAGATTTAAGGCCAACATCCACGGACACTTACATGCTAATGTAATTGATGATCCTTGGTATATCAATGTTTGTGTAGAACAAACAGACTATCGACCAATTCTATTTGAAGAAATTAAAAAGAAAGTACTATGACAACAACTGCTATTGAACACTTAACTGATAAGATCAGTCGTGCTGTTCGATTGCTGGAAGCTGGTTCCCAACAGAAGTTTAACAAGGGAGCTATGCTCCTAGCTGAATCAGGAATCTGGCGACAAAACCTTGCTCGTTGGATTGACTCTGCGTTAGATGATGTGTTGGCTAGACACCAAGTAACATCTCGACGTGGACAGTCAATGAAGCTTACTCAAATATCTATTGCGATAGGTCAGACTGTTGCATATGAGATAGGACTCGATGATAACAATCCCTTCTACACCTTACCTCTAGGGGACTTCATTCTTGAAGGACTCCTACTAGAGGGTATCATATCTATTAGTCGAGAGACTAGCGCACGCACCAGTCCGTATGTAATTAAGCTTGAAAAACCTGTGTACAAGAAAGCTATACTAAGAGGTACACTTAAATATCAACCTAAAGATATTGTTGGTCTACGTAACGTCTTCGGTAAACCCTTTATTAAAGGATGGACAGATGAACGCAACGAACTATTTAGTAATATTATTAATATTAGTCCTGTCTTCATTGGTGCTCTTAATAAACTCAGAAAGACATCTTGGATACTTAACAAAGAAGTTCTGGATGTACTTAGAAATGATCGCATTCATTTTGTTACTGATACTATTAAACTCACTCATGCAGGATCTTTAAAACAAATTAACTTTCCTGTTAATGAGAACGCCAATGGCTGTAAAGGCATATATTACTGGGAAGATGGCTCCAAGTTCTTAAAAGAAAAAGATGCCAGACTCCAGAAAATAAGGAGCAAGAATTATGAGTATGAAATTATCATGCTTAAAGCACAAGAGATGCCTGAGGTATTCTATCAGGAATATACGTGTGACTATCGGGGAAGGATCTACTGTACAGAATCTTTTCTACAATTCCAAGGCTCTGACCTTGCAAGAGGCCTCTTCTTATTTGAAGAAAAGAAACCGTATACAGAAGATGGAATCTTTCGGCTTAAAGTTCACATTGCCAACTGCCTCAACATCAGCCTCCCAAGAGATAACTTACCTAGCTGTTTTGACACAGACTATAAAACACTCTTGGAAGACGAAGGACTGGAAGAAATTTCTCTTGACAAGCTTACTCTTACCGACAGGGCAAAGTACGTGGAAAGCAACTACCACTTCTGGGATCTTACCAGCCTTAATAGAAACGCTGAGTCACCTGTATCCTTCCTTGCAGGAATCAGAGAGCTTAACTACGTCCTCACTAACGATCCCAAAGGAGGTAACCTCCCTATCCCAGTAGATGGTAGCAACAATGGATGGCAACATCTAAGTGCTATGTCTAAGGATCAGAAAGCAGCTGAGTTAGTCTCTTGTACTGATGTGCCTGTACAGAAAGACTTCTATGTAGCTGTAGCCAA